TGGTGAATATATAAATACAGTAAAAGAACAAGGTGGTGGTGACTATACATCATTAACTAATGTAAGTGTTCCTACTGCTGCAGAAACAGAATTGTTATTAATACAGAGAGGTAAAGATTACTATACATCTAGTGTAACTGACAATAGTCAAAACGGGATATCAGTAACAATAGCTAGCTCTGTTAATCAAGCGCAATATGGTATAAATCAACCAAATCTCATAGATAACAGTTCAGCAGCTAATACTTTAACTCCATCTGGTAGTCCAAGAGGTAGTTATGCAAGTCCATTTGCACAAGGCACTGGTGGTTCTATTGAATGTGACGATTATGATAATCGCTATATCTATGTAGATGATAGTGATATAGTATTAGGTACTAATGATTTTTGTATAGAATATTGGTTTATGGATAAAGGTTTATATGGTGATGGAACTACTGATCCTGAAGTTTATTCATATAATGGTTATTGGGCATTTGGATCAAGTAGTGGTACCGGTGCAATACCGTTTCATGTAAGTAGCCATTCTGGTGGAAATGCTTCTACTGGATTAACTGCTTTTGGAATGACTCATCAAAAGGGTAGCACATCTTCAGCAGGTGGATCTTTCCAAGTTCAAAGTACAAATAGTAGTGGTAATGGTTGGTTTTCAACAGTTAATAAAGCTATAATAGATCCTTTAAGATGGTATCATATGGCAATTATTAGAGAAAGCGGTGAAATAAAAGTATATTTTGATGGTGTATATTATCCATTTGCTTCAGCTCATTCGGTTAATACAAATTATACTTTCGATAGACTTGCAATTGGTGGCAGTTATGCACAATATGCTGTTCTTACTGGTCATATATCTAATTTTAGATTAGTAGTTGGATCTGGTGTTTATACACCAAGTAGCGGCGGTGGTGGTTCAACTATTTTCGATGGTAGCGGAGATAATTTATTAGTTCCAAGTTCGGGAAGTACTTCTACTGATTTAGTTATTGGTACTAATGATTTTACATTAGAATTTTGGGTTAATGCAGATGCTTTCACTAATGGTGGTGTTATATATGATACAAGAGAAAATGATGCAGCAGGTTTGATGGTAAATTTTAATACGTCTGGTAATCTTAGATTATATGCAAACAGTGGTTATAGAATTACTGCTGATGGAATATCAACTGGAGGTTGGCACCATTGTGCTATTGTTAGAAGTGGTGGTGTTACAAGATTATTTCTTAATGGTGTGAAAGATGATGAAGTATACGTTGATACTAACAATTATACAGGAAATACAGCTTTTATAGGAAAACATAATTCAAATACTGGCGCCGATTTTGATGGATATATTTCAAATCTTAGATTAGTAGTTGGTACTGCTGTTTATACTTCTAACTTTAATGTAACAAATACTCCATTAACCGCGATAACAAATACAAAGTTATTAACTTGTCAAAATAGTAGTGGAGCTCCAACTGATGCAAGTTCAGTTAATCATACGGTTGATACAAGTGGTAGTGCTACTGGTTCTTCAGTCGCTCCTTTTAGAGATTACATTACTGTACCAACTTCGCCATTGACCGCAATAACAAATACAAAGTTATTAACCGCTCAACATAGTAACCAAATAATCGATGCCAGTGGAAATTGTACAATAATATCGAATAATAATTGTGTCGCTACAAGAATTAATCCATTTTAGAAAGTATATAGAATGAGTATTGCTAGAGATAGAGCAAATAGAGTAGGATCTGATCCACTCGTTATTGGTGCGAGTAAAATATCTTCTAATGCTAGTGATGATCTTGTTGTACAAGATACATCTGATAATCCAAAAAGATTAATCACATCTGAAGTGCAAATTGGTGATGATGATAATGATAAAATTATCATTAAGAGAGATAGTTCTACAGGAAAAGTTAATTTACAAACAGTATCTGGTGGAGGCTCACCTGCTGATCAACCAACTGGTGGTTTAACAATTTACGCAAATACAAGTGATTTACCAGCATCTGCGGACGAAGGTGTAATGGCTCTTGTTACTGCTAATAATTTTATGTACGTATACAAATCTGGTTGGTATAAAGTTGCTGAAATAACAAATGCGACTCCAACGATATCTTCTGCTGGTAATGCAAGTTATTCTTTTGCTACTGATGGAACACCTGTAAGTATAGAAGTTACTGCGTCGGATCCTGAAGGAGTACCTTTACAGTATAAGTATACAGTAACATCAGGTTCACTAACAAATGGAGGTGGAGCTACTGCTGCTGTTACGAGTAGTGCAACATCTGGCGGAACTTATAGTGCTTTAGCTGAAAACACTTTAACATCAAATAAATATTTTAAAATTACACCATCAACAAATAGTTCTTATTCTGGAGCTTTTAGCTTAACATTTCATGCGTCAGATGGTGTAAATGTCGCAAATTCAAGTGCTTCGGCTTTTACTCTAGCATTTTCACATGATATTGAAATATTAGTTGTTGGTGGAGGCGGCGGCGGTGGTAAAGCTGGTTTTACCGATTATCAATCTGGAGCTGGAGGTGGAGGCGGTGTTATTTTATCAGGCACATACACTTATAGTCCTGGAACACAATTAGATATAGTAGTAGGGGCAGGTGGAGCAGGTATAGCTGCATCAACAACTAGAGGAGGAGGTAATCCCGGTACTGCAAGTTCTGTACAAGTAAATGGAGCCGGTTCTGTTTTTGCTGGTTCAACACAATTTGATGGAAATAATGATAATCTTACTATTTCTTCAACTAATATTATTAATTCTCTTGCAAACTTTACTGTTGAAGCATGGGCATTTTATGATGATGAAGCACCAGGTGATGAACAAAATATTTTAGAATTTAATTCAGGCACAAGAATAATATTTGGTAGAAGAAAAGTCTCTAGTAATCTTACTGCAATGTATGTCTACAGCGCTGCTACTAGTGATTTATTTACTAATGATGCAGCGCATCATATAGTTTCTAATAGATGGGTTCATTTAGCTTGGGTTAAAGAAGGCCAAAACTTTCGTATGTATATAGATGGAAAGAATGTAGCAGGTAATAATAACAATTCAGCAACAAATATGGCCGCAACTCCTTCAGCAAGTTTAATTACTATTGGTGAAAATTCTGATGGTTATGAACCGATGCATGGATATTTGTCAAACGTAAGAGTTTCAAGTACAGCTAGATACGGTGCGGATTTTACTAGACCATCTGCTGCTTTTACAAATGATTCAGATACTATCTTATTAACTTGTCAAAATAGTACTGGTGCAATTACCGACGCAAGTTCTAACAATTATACTGTAACTGCGAATAATGGCGCAGCTGCTAATACTAAAGTTCTTACATCTTATTTAGCATTAGCAAGAGGAGGTGGTGGCGGAGGTGCAGGAAATAATTCAGCAGCCACAGAAGTTGGTGGTAATGGTGCTAATGGTGGTGGCGGTTATGCTATTAACGGTGGCACATCAGGTAAAAGTATTCCAGGACAAGGCTATGGTATTGATGGTGTAGAAGTATCAGGTTTTAATGGATTTGGTCATTGGGGCGGTTATGGCGGCGGTGGCGGAGGTGGAGCCGGTGCTAATGCTACTGACCAACATGGCGGTGATGGTGTGAATACTTATTCAGCATGGGCTACAGCAACTTCTACAGGAGACAGTGGTTATTATGGAGGCGGTGGAGCTGGATCAAAATATGATGGCGCTAATGCTACGCACAATGGTGGACAAGGTGGCGGTGGTGATGGAACTTTTAGTTCAGGACAAACTTGGGTAGGTCAAGACGGTGCCGCAAATACTGGTGGCGGTGGAGGCGCAGGCGGTGGTAGAGCAGGTGACGGTGCAGCAGGAGCAGGTGGTAGCGGTATAGTAATTATTAGATATGCAGGTGGTGCAAAAAATAGTCAAGGAGATAGTGTTCATACGAGCGGTGGATATACTTATCATGTTTATTCATCAACAGGTTCTGCAACTTATATTGGTTAATGTTATAAATACATAAAAAGGAAAAAGCATGGGTAAGTCAAGAGATAGAGCAAATAGATCAGGTAGTGATCCGATTAACATTAGTGATGTGCGTTTATCTCTTGAAGGTAGTAACGATATAAAAGTTACTGCTCAAGATGGTACTACACTTAAAAAAGTTTTTGCAGAAGAATTACAAGTTGGTACTGGTTCCGATAGAGTTATTGTAAAAAGAGATAGTTCTACAGGTAAAGTTCAATTTCAAACTACTGATGGTTCAACAACTGAAACTACACAAGTTGGAACTGGTGTAGTTACAAATCCAGGTGATTTACCATTAACTGGTAATAGTGCAGGTGATACAAAATTTGTAACTTCAAATAATAACTTAATGATTTATAATGGTACAGGTTGGTATAAAATAGCAACAGTAACAAATGCATCTCCTACGATATCATCAGCAGGTAATGCTTCGTATAGCTTTGCGACAGATGGAACACCGGTTATAGTTGAAATAGCGGCAACAGATCCAGAAGGCCTTGCTCTTCAATATAAGTATCAAGTTACAAGCGGATCTCTTGGTAGTACCGCAACAGTGACTTCAAGTTCTACTTCTGGTGGAACATATAGTGCAATTAACGCAAATACACTTACATCAAATAAATATTTTAAAGTTACACCTTCAACTAATACTGCACATGCGGGTACTTTTAGTTTAACATTCTCTGCATCTGATGGTGTTAATGTAGCTAACTCAAGTGCATCTTCATTTACTTTAGGATTTGATGTGGGTGGTTCTATTTATTTTGATGGTTCTGGTGATCGTATAGAAGCTACAGATAATGCATCTTTTCTTTTTGGTACGGGTGCATTTTCTATAGAGTGTTTTTATATACCCGATTTTGATACTAATGGTTCTTCTACAATATTTCTTTATGATATTGGTAGTGAAAATATAAGAGTTACTTTTAAAAATGGAGATATAAGAGCACAAATTGATAGTGAAACACAATTGACATATAGTGTTGGCTCTTTAGATCAAACTACTTGGTATCACATAGCTTTTACGAGAGATAGTAGTGGAAAAGTACAACTTTTTCATAATGGTGTTGAAGTTGGAAGTTATACTGGTAGTACCGCAAATATTACGGCGACTACAATGAGAATTGCTGATAAGCATTCTGGATCCAAAGAATTTACAGGATATATTTCTAATTTTAGAATTGTTAAAGGACAACTTGCTTACACACTTAATCCAGAAACTGGTGCTTCAACTTCTTTTGATGGTAGTGGAGATTATATAGATACGACAAATCCTCTTTCAGGTACTGGAGATTTTACAATGGAGGGTTGGATATATCACACTACTTCAGGCAGTTATGATGGATATTTTAGTACTTGTCAAGCTAGTGGTGCTGATGGTGGAATTGTTGTAGCAATAGATAAGTTTTTTGTAACACACGGTGGAGGATCATCACAGATTGGTTTTTCTGGAGGTGCGATTGGGTCTAATGGTGTTTGGTATCATGTTGCTCTTCAACGAATTTCAAATGTTTTTTATCTTTATAAAAATGGTGTTCAACAAGGTAGTGCAACCGCAACAGTAAATCTGACTGGAAGTACTATAAGATTAGGATCCAGATATATGGATAACACTACACATCTATTGACTGGTTATATTTCCAATTTTAGAATTGTTACAGGCAGTGCTGTTTATGCTGCTTCTGGATTTACACCACCAACTTCTCCTTTAACTGCCATATCCGGAACACAACTATTAACCTGTCAAAATAGTACTGGTAGTATTACTGATGCAAGTAGTAATGGTTACACTATCACTGCAAATGGTAATGCAGCCGGAAGTGCGGAAACTCCATTTGCTACTAATTTTACTGTACCAACTACTGATTTAAGTGCTGTTGGTGGAACAAATACTAAATTTTTAGCACTGAAAGAAAATGCGCCAAAATATGAAACTGGTGGTTGTGGATGGGCTTATAATAAAAATGCTAATCTTGCTATTAATGACTCAAATCTTGTAGTAGGAACTGGTGATTTTACTATTGAATTTTATTATAGATTTGAATCTCATGGTGATGTAGCTTATCCTCTTATGTTTGATTATATGGAAAATGGTTATCGATTTGGTTATTCCGCAGGAAGTGGTACTAATCCTACTAGTCTTGGTATAGTAAGTAGTGGTTCAGCTTTTGGAGGTGGTGGTGGAACCGTTCATGGTACTGCTGGTGTTGGATTAAATATAGATCAGTGGTATCATTTTGCTATGGTTAGAACAGGCGGAAATGTAAAAGTCTATATAGATGGTGTAGAATTACTTTCAACTACAAATGGTGGTTCTTACAATATAACTGATGGAAAATTTAAAACTAATGGTACACATGCCGGTGGCGGTCAAGGTCTTGATGGCGGAATTTGGATGTCTCAATTAAGATTTTGTTCAAAAGCAGTTTATACTGGTGCATTTACACCACCTAGAAATATTACTAAAACTGGTGGAAATTATGAATCAACAACTAATGTAAGCAATCCTACTGCTTCAGAAACTGAATTGTTTACTTTAATTAGGGGTAATGCTAGTGGTATAATAGTAGATGAATCTGATAATTCAATATCTATAACAAAGAATGGTACTTATAATTTTGCACAATATGGTGCTCAATCAGCTAATCTCAAAGATAATAGTTCAGCAAGTAACACTTTAATTCAATCTGGTAATCCATTAGGTAGTTATGTATCTCCATTTTCACAAGCTAATGGCTCTATTGAATGCGATGATTATGATAATCGTTACATTTACGTAGATGATAGTAATATAGAATTAGGTTCTGGTGATTTTTGTATAGAATATTGGTTTTATGATAAAGGTCTTTTTGGTGTTGGTAGTGCCAATCAAGAAATTTATGAATACAATGGTTACTGGTCATTTTCATCAAGTAGTTATGTACCATTTCCCTCTTCTGGAGGCACTAGTGCAGCCAATGGTTTTACAATATATCATAATAAAGGTACTACTAGAGCTGATGGTGCTAAGTTTGATGTATCTAATATTACTTCTGGAAGTGGTTTTATGCAAACAAGTGGTAGTGCCATAATAAATCCTTTAACATGGTATCATATGGCTATTGTTAGATATAATAATGAAATAAAATTATATTTTAATGGCACACATATGCCATTTACTTCAACCTTTACAAATTCTACAAATATTACTTATAATAGACTTGCAATTGGTGGTGGTTATGCACAATACGCGGTTCTTACTGGTCATATATCTAATTTTAGATTAGTAGTTGGATCACCAGTATATACCGGTAACTTTACTGTACCAACTTCAGCATTAACTGCTATAACAAATACAAAGTTATTAACTGCTCAACACAGCAATCAAATAATTGATGCTAGTGGAAATTGCACGATAATACCTGTAAATAATTGTGTTGCTACGAGACTTAATCCATTTTAGAAAGTATATACAATGAGTATTGCCAGAGATAGAGCAAATAGATCAGGCACAGATCCAGTATTTTTAAATAATACAAAACTTATTGATAGTTCTGGTAACTTGATGGTTAGAGATGTCAGTGGTAATGATAGAAAATTAATTGCTGAAGAAATTCATCTTGGTACATCTACTGACAAAATTATTTTAAAAAGAAGTTCTACCGGTGCGCACGAATTTCAAAAAGTATCTGGTGGAGGCTCACCAACGGCAGAAAGTGTTGGTGGTGTAAAAGCATATAATACTTTAAATGATTTACCAGCAACTGCAGCTGCAGGCGACCAAGCTCTTGTTATCGCAACTGGTATAGTATATATTTGGAATACATCAAATAACGCGTGGTATAAAGTTGCGACTATAACAAATCAAGAACCAACAATATCATCAGCTGGTAATGCTTCATATTCACTTGCTACTGATGGTACTCCAGTAAGTATTGAAATATCAGCGTCCGATCCTGAAGGTGTCACATTACAATACAAATATGCGGTAAGTGTAGGATCAATAGGTTCAACTGCCACAGTAACATCGAGTGCAACATCTGGTGGTACATACAGCGCATTAGCAGAAAATACTCTCACAACAAATAAATTTTTTAAAATAACTCCAAGTACAAATAGCGCACACGCTGGTTCTTTTAGTTTAACATTTTCTGCATCTGATGGTGTTAATGTAGCTACATCATCAGCTAGTGCTTTTACTTTAAGTTTTTTACCCAATGGTTCAACTTATTTTGATGGTACAAATGATTATTTTACTACTGCTTCTCCCTCGTCTGATTTTGAGTTTGGTTTAGCTGACTTTACTGTAGAAATGTGGATTAAACCAAATTTTGATACTAGTGTTAATCAAACATACCCTGATTATATATGGGAAGTCGGTATTAATCAATATGTTTCAATGAAAATTGATAACGGAAATTTAATTGCTGGAGATTATAATAATGGCTCTTTAATCACTCAATCTATTGGAAATCAATATAATAATTGGCGTCATATAGCACTTACAAAAGAAAGTGGAACATATAAAATGTGGTATGATGGATCATTATCTGGAACTAATTCAACAAATCCCTGGGATATAAAGGACTATGGCAGCGCTGGAGGACTTAAATTTCATGTTGGAGATCATACTTATTTTTCCGGATCTTACTTCTTTAATGGATACATTTCTAATGTTCGAGTTATAAAAGGAACAGCTATTTACACATCAGCTTTTACAGTACCTACAAGTCCACTTACAGCAATTAGTGGTACTGTATTATTAACTTGCCAAGATAATACTAGTTCATCAACTCTTCCTCAAGATAGAAGTGCAAGTAATCATAGTTTAAACTTTTTTCCTAGTTCAGGAACTGGGCCAGTTTCAGATAATAGTCACCCGTTTTAATATCCAAAATGTATAAATAGTTATAAATTAACTGTGGATAGGGAAACAGGACAATGGCTACAAAGAAAAAATTTCTTGCTAAACATGGTTTAGCCGTAAATACACAAGCTGGATCGACAGCAACACTCAATTATCCTACTCAAGATGGTAATGCTGGTCAGTTCATTCAGACTGATGGAAGCGGAGCTTTAACATTTGCAACAGCTGCAGATGATTTTTTAGATTTAGCGGATACTCCTTCTGCATATACCGGTAATAACGGTAAAGGAGTTTTAGTTAAAGCTGACGGAACTGGATTAGAGTTCGGAGGTGGTACGGTTGTTAATAGCGTTAATCGTCAAGAATTAACCGGTAATGGCAGTACAGCTTTTACGTTAAGTACAACATATTCAAGTGGAAATCATATCTTTGTTTTCGTTGATGGTGTTATTCAGAATACGCCGGCAAACTATAGTTTATCAGGTACAACTTTAACTTTTACAAGTGCTCCAGCAAACGGTGCAGATATATTAGTTATGGGATTCTTACCGTCTGCCGGTATTATCGATGTAGGTGATTTAATTCCAGATGTTGATAGTTCTCGAGATCTCGGTAGTACAAGTAAAATGTTTAATAATCTGTTTGTTAATAATATTGCAGCAGATAGTGATGTTACGATTGCCGGTACTTTAAACGGTCATTCAGTTCCTACCGGTGCACCTGGCGGAAAATTTTTATTAGCGACTGAAGTAACTGTCGGTACTGAAGGTACCGCAACAGGTAATGGTGCCATTGCAGCAACTGCAGATGCTAATGGCGTTGAATTAGTATATAGTCCGCCAACGCCTGCTGGAATTGGCGCTTTAGCAACTGATGGAGATGGAGCTAATGTAACAAATCTTAATGCATCTGCACTCGCAACAGGTACAGTTGCTATGGCAAGAATTAATGCAGCTGCATTAACAGCACACATTAACGCAACAGTTGCTCCAGTTTTTTCAAATATAACATCAGTTCCAGATACAGATACTGCATTAACAGAAGGATCGACCAATAAATATTTAAACGATACAAATTTAGGTAATACTAGTATCGATAAATTATCGGACGTTGATATAACAACAAGCGCTCCAAGCAATAATGATGTATTAAAATGGGACGGTAGCAAATTTGTACCAGGTACTGATACGACTATAACGATATTAGATGCTGACGATTTTGTGGGTGCTACTTCAACTAATGTTCCGTCTGCAGAATCTGTAAAGGCGTATGTCGATACACAAGACGCTACAAAACAAAATACTTTAACATTTGGTATTGCAGATACTAATACTGTAGTTATCAATCACGCAGCTGTTACAAGTGGTGATTATGCAAAATTTACAGCATCTGGATTAGAAGGAAGAAGTGCAACTGAAGTTAGAGGTGACATTGGTGCAATGGGAGCTTTAACCGATGATGGTTCTCCACAATTGAGTGCAGAGTTAGATGTGAATGGACAATCTATTGTTTCAGTATCAAACGGAAACATTGCACTTGTTCCAGACGGTACCGGTCAAACAAGAATTACTAATTTACAATATAACGAAGATATTCATGACATAGGCACAACAGGCGGAACGATTACTCCAGATGTTATAAACGGGAATATTCAAAAGATTAATTTAAATAATAATTTAACGTTTAACGCTTTTAATAATCCTGTTGCTGGACAAAGTTTAACTTTAATTATCAACACTAACGGTACAGGAAGAACTTTAACATCTAGTTTTTTATACGCCGGAGGTAATAAAACATTGTCAAGTACAAATACAATAGATATTTTAACAGTATTTTACGATGGTAGTAATTATTATGCTAACCTTGTAACGAATTACAGTTAAGGATTTGAATAATGATGCCACTCGGTTTTGCAAGATCAAATTTAAGTCACGCCAGTGGCTTAGGTACTCCACAAAGTTCACATAATTATAATGACGATATTGGTGGTAATCTTTCTTCTTTATTAGCAAATTTAAATCAAAGCTATAGTCCTGGAAATAGTTCACATTTTACTAGTATAACTAATCATATTAGAAGTCAAGGATATACACTTGTAGCTGTTCCTATATACGGATCTTTAGCTGAAAATATGTCTAATATCGATAACATATATAATTATACGGCTGGTGGACGTTTTCTAAGTAATGTATATCGTTTTGATAATTATAAAGAAAGCGGTGCTAATTTTAGTAATGTTGGTTCATCATATGATAATACTCACTGGACAGAACCAAGTCATTTAAGAGTTAGTACGGGATTTAGTACACATTATAGTCAAGCAGCTATGGACGGCCATCCTTTTTTATGTTTGGCTTTTTGGAACGGTGCTAGTTTTAAAGGAATTATAACACTCGTTTATCGTAGTATAGGTACTACAACTACTCATGCTATAGGTGGAGGTGCTGCTGGTAATCTTCCTGCTGGCGTTCATAGATTATATGATTTATATTATCCAGATCAAAATCGAGACGTTTATGCTCACGTTCTCACTCCAAGCAGCAGTAATTTTTATATGGGTTCTAGTCAAAGTATAAGATTTTCTCATGAAGCAAATTTTAGTGCTACTCATGGTACTAATACCGCGTCTACTTTTTCACAGGATGATGGACAATGGGGATTTCAAGTTAATGTAACAAATTCAGGCGGTGGAGCTAGTGATATTGGGATGAGTGGTACTGAAGCTTACGGTTTTAACAATAAAAACGGTGGTGATACTAATGCCGATCAATTTTTTTGGGGTGATGGTGGAAGTTCTAGCACAAACTACTATTGTTTTGTATTTACTAGTTTCGTATAAATAGGATATAAACAGAGGAAATTATGGCAAATCCAAATTCCAGAGATAAATTAATACAATATTGTAAAAGAAAACTTGGTGAGCCAGTTATCGAAGTCAATGTTGATGAAGATCAAATTGAAGATCGTATTGATGAAGCTTTACAATATTTTCAAGAATACCATTCTGACGGTACCTTTAGAGCCTATCTTAAACATCAAATTACTGCTGATGACGTAACTAATAAGTATATCACTATAATGGATAGTGTTCTTTATATTAAAAGACTTATTCCATTTGGAAGTTCATTTGGCGCATCTTTCAATTTTTTCGATATTAAATATCAAATGATGCTGAATGATATAGCAGATTTACAAAATTTTGCCGGTGATTTAGCTTACTACGAACAGCTTCAACAGTATCTTTCAATATTAGACATGAAGTTAAATGGCGCACCTCAAATTGAATGGTCAAGAAAACAAAAAAGATTATATATTTTTGGTGATTGGGCAGATAAAGATATTAAGTTAAATGATTTTATCATAGCAGAAGTATTTGCCATAATAGATCCTGATTCTCATACTTCGGTATACAATGATCTTTGGTTAAAAGCTTATGCAACTGCTTTGATAAAAGAACAATGGGGATTAAATCTTATGAAGTTTGAAGGTATGCAATTACCCGGTGGAGTTATCATTAACGGTCGACAATTATACGACGATGCTCAAGGAGAGTTAGAAGCTTTAAGAGAAAGATTAAGATTAGAACACGAAATGCCAGTAGATATGTTTGTAGGGTAATATGCCAACTAACTTCAACATCAGATCAAATGTTAAATCAGAACAAACACTTTACGAAAATCTTGTAATAGAATCGTTAAAGATCTATGGTCAAGATTGTTATTACTTACCTCGTACGGTTGTAAATGAAAATAGAATTTTTGGTGAAGACGTTCCGTCTATGTTTGATGACGCTTATAAAATTGAAATGTATATCGAAAACATTGAAGGCTTTGATGGTGAAGGGGATTTGTTTACCAAATTTGGCGTTGAAATAAGAGATGAAGCAACGTTTGTTGTATCAAGGAGAAGATGGAAAGAAACAGTAACGCGAGCAAATAATCAAATAAGTTCAAATCGTCCAAGAGAAGGTGATTTGATTTATTCGATTATGAGTAATAAAATATTTGAAATCACCTTTGTAGAGCACGAACAACCATTCTTTCAACTACAAAACGTTCCGGTATTTAAATGTCGTGCTCAGTTATTCGAGTATTCTGGCGAAGACATGGATACTGGTATTACTAAAGTTGATGATATCGATAAAGATTTTGCATATACATATAATCTTGTATTACAAAATAATACTAATTTGATTACTAATGGTATGACTGTTAGTCAAATGTTAGATAGCGCTGAAAATATTTCAATTACTGGTGAAGTTTCAAACTACAATAGTACTACAAAAACACTGAGCTTGATTCACGTTGGTGCTACTGATGGTAAGTTTCATAATTTTAATTTAAATAGAATTATAACAATACCCGATGGAACTGGGTTTGCAATAACCGGGATAACTGAAGATAATAAACTTGCTAATAACGAACAAAATACAGATTTTACTACTAACACTGATTTCTTAGACTTTACAGAAAGTAATCCATTCGGTGATGTGGAGAATAATTAATGGCAGATGATTTTTTTGATTTTGGATTTACAGCAGTTGATGAAGAAGAATTAGAAGCAGTACAAACCGCTACTAAGAAAGCTGAAACTGTTGCAAGTTCAGCCGATGAAACAAAGGAAAAATTAGATAAATTATTTAATGCGATAACACCACTTTTAAATAATTTAAAAAAGAATCCTGAAAAAGAATACATACTTTGGCCTGATAGATTGTCAAAAGTAGAAGCGTTTGAAGATCACCTTCAGAAGATTTATGAGGGTTAATTATGTTTGGTACACATTTCTATCATGAAAAGACAAAAAAATGCGTTGCTATATTTGGCAGACTTTTTAATAACATATATGTCATTCGTAAAAATTCTAGTGGTAAAGTTATAAGTCAACTTAAAGTTCCACTGTCTTATGCACCAAAGGCAAAATATTTAGAAAGAATAAGAGAAAATCCTGATTTAAGAGAGGATACTCGAGTTGCTATAAAATTGCCTCGCATGTCTTTTGAGATTACAAACATTGCATATGATACTACTCGACAACTATCTAAATTAAATAACTTTACAAATAACGCAGCAAACAATCAAAGTCGCAAAAAGTTTAATACAGCAGTACCATACGTTATTGGATTTCAATTGAACGCGTACGCTAAAAATCAAGATGATGCTTTACAGATAGTAGAACAGATATTGCCGACATTTAATCCACAATATACTTTAACTATAAAACCATTTATGACAGAGCATCCAAATTTTTTAGAAGACATACCGATTAGTATTGCTGGTGTTGGATTTGCTGATGACTATGAAGGAGATTTAGGAAGCAGAAGAACGATTATATACACTTTAGATTTTGAAATGAGAACAAATTTTTATGGTAACATTCCAACATCTAAAATTATACGTAGATCAGTTGCAAAGGTATTTAATCCAACAGTTGGTTTTACAGATTCATCACGTGGTTTAACAGTAGATTCAGACGTTAGATTACAAACAGTTCAAATCGATCCTAATCCATTAACCACTATCGGTAGTCCTGATAGTGACTTTGGATTTACAACGACTATTTTTGGTCAAGACAGTGACGGAGGTTTTGGTAGCTAATGAAAACTTTTAAACAAATAAGAGAAGATAAGCCTTGTTGGTCAACTCACAAACAAGTTGGAATGAAAAAGAAAGGGAATCGTATGGTTCCTAACTGCGTTCCGAAAAATGAAGATCGCGAATCAAATCCGGTAAGTACTTCCAAGAAAAGTGGTAATTTTTTACCAGTTTCTAAGGGCGCTGGAATGACGGCGAAAGGGGTTGCTGCATATAGAAGAAAAAATCCTGGAAGTAAGCTTCAAACAGCGGTTACTACTCCTCCAAGTAAATTAAAACCTGGTAGCAAAGCCGCTGCAAGAAGAAAATCATTTTGTGCTCGTTCAAAAAACTGGACAGGCGAAAGAGGTAAAGCTGCTAGACGTAGATGGAACTGTTAAAATGTCTGATAAAATTAAAAGTGATTATGAATATTCACGTGAAACTTATTATGAACTGTTAGAAAAAGGTAAAGATAGTTTAGAAACGATGATGCAAGTTGCTAGAGAATCCGAGCATCCTCGTGCATTTGAAGTATTATCTAATATGATAAAGAATTTATCTGACGTTAACGATAGATTGATGGATTTAAATAAAAAGAATAAAGATTTAGAAGAACCACTTAAAAAAGTAGAACATCAACAAAATAATATATTTTTAGGATCAACAGCTGATCTACAAAAATTGTTAAAAGAAAAAGATGAAAAGGTTGTAGATGCACCAAGTACAGAGTTATCTAGGGAATCCTAATGTAAAAAAAGACGGTGTTGTACAACAATGGTCGGCTGAATTAGTTGAGGAATATTCTAGATGTATGAAAAGCCCTTCATATTTTGCAGAAAAATATTGTAAAATTATTTCATTAGATCAAGGTCTTGTACCTTTTAAATTATATCCTTATCAAAAGAAAATGTTTAATCAATTCGAGGAGAATAGGTTTAATGTCGTTCTCGCATGTCGTCAATCTGGTAAGTCAATCAGTGCCTGCGCCTACTTACTATGGTTTGCATTATTCAATTCAGAAAAGACTATTGCGATTTTGGCAAATAAAGGAGCTACTGCAAGAGAAATGCTTTCTCGTGTTACTCTCATGTTGGAAAATACTCCGTTCTTCTTACAGCCTGGTAGTAAAGCTCTTAACAAAGGTTCCCTTGAGTTTTCAAATAATTCTCGTATCATTGCTGCTGCTACTTCCGGGAGTTCTATTCGTGGTCTTTCTGTTAACTTATTATATTTAGACGAATTTGCATTCGTCGAACGAGCAGCTGAATTTTATACTTCAACCTATCCTGTTGTTTCTGCTGGTAAAGATACAAAGATAATCGTAACTTCTACTGCTAATGGTATTGGTAATACGTTTTATAATATATGGCAGGGAGCTGTACAAAACGTAAATGAATTTAAGCCATTTCGTGTTGATTGGTGGGACGTTCCTGGCAGAGATAAGAAATGGAAAGAAGCTACGATATCAAATACCTCTCAATTACAATTTGATCAAGAATTCGGTAATACCTTTTTCGGTACAGGCGATACTCTTATAAACGCACAGACTTTGATGGAGATGAGAGCTCGTCCGCCAGAAAAAATATACGAAAACGGAAGTCTTCAAATGTATGAGCAACCAAAAGATAAGCACGAATATGTTATGTGTGTGGATGTTGCAAAGGGAAGAGGCCAGGATTATTCTACCTTTAACTTAGTCGATATTAGCGTTCGCCCGTTCAGACAGGTAGCTGTGTATCGCAATAATACTATTTCACCTATTCTCTTCCCCAACATTATTTATAAATGGGCTAACGTCTACAATAAATCTTATGTAATAATTGAGTCAAATGACCAAGGTTCTTTAGTTTGTAACGGTTTATATCAAGATTTAGAATACGAAAATATGCATTCAGAATCGGCTATTCGACTAGACAAAATGGGTATTGAAATGACTCGTAAAACGAAAAGATTAGGTTGTTCAGCTTTAAAAGATTTATTAGAAAATAATAAAATAATGATACAAGATGAAAATACTATATTTGAAGCTTCTACTTTTATTTCAAAAGGACAATCATACGAAGCTTCTGATGGTAATCATGATGATTTAATTATGAATTTCGTATTATTCGGGTATTTTGTGACAAGTAAATATTTTGGAGATATGACAGATATTAATTTAAAAGAAATGATTTTTAAACAAAAAATGAAAGAGATTGAAGACGATGTTGTACCGTTTGGTCACATCGACGATGGATCTCAATACGTTGAAGAAGAAGTAAAAAAACCAGAATGGGTAATAGAATTTGATCATGACGGACAATGGAACAATTACTCTAATTTCTAAATTATATAAATATATCATAGTAATTGATAACAACCGTATTATGAATCTTATTAATTAGAAACCGAGAGGCAAACATGGCACTATTCACACCATCACAATCACCTGCGGTTGTTGTAAAGGAAATTGATGCAACGGGCGGCGTACCCAATGTTCAAACTTCCACTGGAGCAATCGTTGGAAATTTTAGATGGGGTCCTGTCGAGCAAAGAACACTCATATCAAATGAAGCTGATTTGATAAATGTCCACTCGACACCAGACACCACAAACACAATAGATTTTCACAACGCATCATATTTTTTGCGTTATTCAAGTTCACTACAAGTCGTTAGAGCTATAACATCTCATGCTAAAAATTCTAGAGCAGGAGGTGCGATAGGCGGAGGAACTCCAGCAACAGCAGAAATGCAAACTGGCGGAGATCATACGGCTACAAGTGCGCCTACAGTAAAAAATAAAGATAATTTTACATCACAAGAAGGTATATTAAATACTGATAAACAATCATTTATTGCTCGATTTCCTGGAGCTTTAGGAAATTCATTACAAATATCTGTATGTACACCGACATTAAATGACTCAGCGTTTGATAACTGGGCTTATAAATCATCTTTTGATGCAGCACCAGGATCATCAGCTCTTGATTCAGCAGCTGGTGGATCTAAGACAGAAGTTCACGTTGCAGTTATTGACGAAGATGGACAGATATCAGGAACAAAGGGAACAGTACTCGAAACTTATCCTTATGTATCTGTTGCGTCAAATTCAAAAGCTCAAGATGGCGGAAGCAATTTTATGAAGACTGTAATAAATGAAAGATCACAATATATTCATATGGTTGGTTTTCCTGGTAATATAACAGTATCTGCACATGGTATTCTTGCTGGAACCGCTATGACTGGTACTCAACAAGATTTTATTCCAGAAGGAGCAAATATCAAAGTATTAAATTATTCACTTGATAGTGGAGTTAATTCTAATGCACTTGGTACTGCCGAAATCGCAACTGGTCACGATCTATTTGAAGATGTTGAAGCAGTTGAAGTTGATTTCTTAATTGCACCAGGTATGGAAGTTAGATCAGATCAAACAACCGTAACAAACGATCTTATTGCAAATGCTACAGCAAGAAAAGATTGCGTAGTTGTTTCTTCACCATGCAGATCAGACGTTGTTGGTCAATCAAATGAAACAACAGTGACTACAAACGTAGTTGCTACTGCAGCTACAATAACAAAAAGTTCTTACGGTATCATGGATTGTAGTTACTTAAAAGTCTTTGATAAGTTTAACGATCAATTCATTGAAATACCTGCTGCTTCTTCAGTTGCTGGTCTCATGGCTGAAACTGATAGAACACAGGCACCATGGTTTTCACCAGCTGGTACTAGAAGAGGTCAGTTATTAGGTGTAACAGGTCTTAATTATAATCCAAATAAAACAAATAGAGATACACTATATAAAGCTGGTGTTAATCCAGTCGTTAATGTAAGTGGATCAGGAATTTGTTTATTTGGCGATAAAACATTATTTAACAGACCGTCTGCTTTTGACAGAATTAATTGTAGAAGATTATTCTTAACGCTTGAAAGAGCAATCGCACAAGCTGCTAAGAATGTAATGTTCGAATTCAACGATGAATTTACAAGAGCAGAATTTGTTAATATTATTGAACCAGTCCTCAGAGATGTTAAAGCTCGAAGAGGAATAACAGACTTTAGAGTAATAGCTGATGAAACAGTTAATACTGCTGAAGTCATTGATCGTAACGAATTCATAGCCAACATTTTTATCAAGCCTGCACGTTCAATTAACTTTGTCACACTTAACTTTGTGGCTGTTAGAACAGGTGTATCGTTTGAAGAAATTGTTGGAACTGCTGGCGTTTAAGGAGGTAAAAAATGGCACTAGGTAGTGTAGATCAATTTAAAGCCAGGCTTACAGGTGGAGGTGCAAGATCAAATCTATTTCAAGTTACCATGAACAATCCAAGGGGTGGTTTAGGTGTTGATGTAGATGCAGATCTTTCATCATTCTTATGTGAGGCTGCGCAGTTACCAGCGTCAACAGTTGGTACGATAATTGTACCCTTTAGAGGTAGACAATTAAAAATAGCAGGTGATAGATCATTCGCAGAATGGACTGTCACTATAATTAATGACGTAAATTTCAAGTTAAGAAATGCTTTCGAAACTTGGATGAACGCCATTGCAAATCACGCGGATATCGGTGGTACTCAAAATCCCGAGTTATATTTCGCTGATCTTCAGGTTTCTCAATTTGATAGAAACGAAACAGTCAAAAAAACTTATACTTTTAAAGATTGTTGGCCAGCAGACGTAAGTGCAATTGACTTATCGTATGCTGCTGAAGATATTGAAAGATTTACAGTAACATGGAATTACCAGTACTGGACATCTAATACCACAGACGGCGTTAATGCTGCATAATATATAAGATAGAGGGGTGCACTCAAGCACCCCTCATAATAAGGGATAATTAATGGCTGATTACATTAATGATACAAGAGGATTACGATTATTCGGGTTTGAATTAAGACGAGCGCCGAAAGATGATCCTGACAAAAAACCGTCTATAGTTCCAGCGAAAGATGATGATGGCGCTGGCTATGTTACGGCTGGTGGTTCACATTATGGACAATATATTAATATGGACGGAGATGATTCGAAAGATAACGCCCAATTGATAATGAAATATCGAGGAACTTCTATGCATCCAGAATGTGATGCTGCTATTGAAGATATCGTTAACGAATCAGTTGTTTCATCGAATGAAATTGGAAAACAATCCGTAGATATTACTATGGATAATTTAAAAGTAAGCGATGGGATTAAAAAACAAATTAAAGAAGAATTTGACAACATATATTCGATGTTAAATTTTAGTGAAGACGGTCATGATATTTTTAGAAGATGGTACGTTGATGGAAGAATATACCACCATTTAGTTGTAAACGAATCAGCGCTAAAAGCAGGTATACAAGAAATAAGGCCTATTGATTCTTCTAAAATAAGAAAGATAAAACAAGTTAAAAGAAAAAAAGATCCACAAACTGGTGCTAATCTGATTGAAAAAGTGGATGAATTTTACATATATCAAGAAAAGCCGGGACAACAAACTTCAGGCGTTAAATTAAGTACTGATTCTGTAAGTTATGTGACATCTGGTTTATTAGATGAAACAAGAAAAAAAGTTTTAGGTTATTTACATAAAGCATTGAAGCCTCTCAATCAATTGAGAATGATGGAAGATTCTCTTGTTATATACAGATTATCAAGAGCACCAGAAAGAAGAATGTTTTACATAGATGTTGGTAACTTACCTCGAGGTAAAGCCGAACAGTATATGAAAGATATTATGTCAAGGTATCGTAATAAAATAGTATACGATGCTAAGACTGGTGAAATACGAGATGATAGAAAACATATGTCAATGATCGAAGATTTTTGGATTCCACGTCGAGAAGGCGGTAGAGGTACAGAAATTACGACATTACCCGGTGGACAAAATCTTGGTGAGATAGAAGATATTATATATTTTCAAAAGAAATTATATAAAGCATTAAATGTGCCAATTAATAGACTTGAACAAGAAGCACAGTTTAGTTTAGGTCGAACTTCAGAAATAACTCGTGATGAATTAAAATTTCAAAAGTTTGTCGAAAGATTACGTACAAGATTTTCACATTTGTTTATGGGTTTATTAAAAACTCAATTGATGTTAAAAGGTATTATCACTGAAGAAGATTGGGACGGTATGAAAAACGATATCGTTATTGATTATATTAAAGACAATCATTTTACAGAATTAAAAGAATCAGAATTATTAAGAGAAAGATTACAAACATTAGATCAAGCTTCACAATATATTGGAACATATTTTTCAAAAGAATGGATTATGAAAAATGTTCTTAAGCTAACTGATGATGATATAGAAAGTTTAGAAAAACAATCTGATGATGAAGAGCAAGAACAACCTGAAAACGAAGAATAGGAGTAATTATGGCTGAACAAGAAGTAGAAACTGAAGACAACCCTTTGAGAGATTTAGTACAACATTCGCTAGATCAAGATTATAATAAAGCAAATAAAATTTTTAGCGATGTAATATCTGTAAAATTAAATGACGTTTTAGATCAGGAGAAAATAAAACTTGCAGATCAACTCTACAATGGCCAACCTGCTGAAGAAGACGATACAGCGGGAGACGAAGACCAACTCGAGCTCGATCTCGATAACGAGGAAGATGGTGGAGACGTTAGCGCTGAGGCAGAGGGTAGCTATGAAGACGAAGAGACCGAAGAAGAGTCCAGTTCTGATGTGGGAGTCGAAATGGAAGACGACGAATTACCAGAAGACGATGGAGAATGGAGTGAAGAAGACGGAAATGAAGAAGTATCTAATTAAAATCCGTTGAAAACTTTAATTTTATAAATATATACAAAGGAAATTTTATGAAAACTTTTGTTGAATTAAGAGAACTTGCTGGACGAAAGGCAATAGGACCTAAAGTATTCTCCAAAAGAATTAATAGAATTCCTATGACAATACACAATGAAATGGGTAAATTTGTTGTTTACATAGATGGTGATAGACTTGATGCTTATAGAAGTAAAAGAGAAGCTGAAAAAGCAGGTATGACTTTTATGAAACAATATAAAGGAATGAAATAATGCATATAAATCCAACAGGCCAAGCAGCAACGGCAAACGGTTCAGGTAATAGAACTTATTTAGAGTTTACCAGAAACGTATATGCATGTTGTACGTCATCTACGACCGTAACGATATGTACGGTAGATGGTGCTACTATACATTCTTTTTTAATGAATACAGGTCAATCAATTATATTTAATAAAAAACATGACGAGCAAATATATGCTGGTAGTGCTAACGTATCATTTACACCTGTAGCATATCCGAGGTAATCATGAAACTCATTTCAGAATTTAACGATACAAATTTAGAAGTTTTTATCACTGAAGGTAAAAACGGTAAAAAGTGTTATAATATAGAAGGTATTTTTGCTCAAGCTGAAGGGCAAAATAGAAATGGTAGAATTTATCCAATGCCAGTTATGGAAAAGGCAGTTGGTAAATATACCGATGAACAAGTTTCTAAAGGTCGTGCCGTAGGTGAATTGAATCACCCAGAAGGGCCGACTGTAAATTTAGATAAGGTTTCACATAAGATCAATGAACTTAATTTTAAGGGAAATGATGTTATGGGAAAAGCGCAAATATTGGAAACTCCGATGGGGAACATAGTAAAAGGGTTACTCGAAGGCGGTGTTCAATTAGGCGTTTCGACTCGTGGTATGGGAAGTTTAGAGCGACGTAATAACGCAATGTATGTAAAAGACGATTTTATGCTTAATGCTATAGACATAGTACAAGATCCATCTGCACCTGGAGCTTTTGTTAATGGGATAATGGAAGGTGTTGAATGGGTTTGGCATAACGGTATTATTGAGCGAAAAGCAATTGAAAAAATGGAGACTGAAATTAAAAGGGCATCACGCACAAATCTCTACGAGACTCAAGTTCGTGAGTTTAAAAATTTCCTCTCGTTACTCAAAAATAAAAATTAGGGAGTCAAATATGACAGAAGAAATCCAAGATGATGTCATTGGCGATCTCTACGAAGAGGATGAAAGTGTAGAGGAAGCTATGGGGCATGATCCTAAAAATGCAGAACAAAAGTCTGTTGCTTCAGTTAAATCAGCTGAAAACGCAGGTAAAACTGCACCCGCTCGAAAAGGCGATCAAAAGAAAAAAGATCCAATGCAGAAAGTTCAATCACCAGATGCTGGACCTAAAATGGCCGGTGGAGGTGGTGCACAACCAACTGAAAGCTATATACCTAAGACTAAAGCCGCTATGATGAACGATATGTATACTAAGATGACTAAGACTAGAAAAGAAGACTTAGCCACTATGTATTCTAAATTCATGGCTGAAGACATTGAAGATGACGAAGCTGTTGAAGTTAAGTCAAATGATGTTAATGTCGATGTTGATTGGTCAAGTGATCTTAATGCTCTTGTTAATTCAGAAGCAACTTTATCCGAAGAATTTAAGGGTAAAGCTCAAACAATTTTTGAAGCTGCAATTAATTCAAAAGTAGCTGCAGAAATTGATCGTCTCGAAGAGAAATTTAACGAGGAATTGGAAGCTGAAGTTTCTACAACCAAAGAAGAACTCGTAAATAAGGTTGATTCATATCTTAATTACGTAGTTGAGAATTGGATGGAGGAAAATAAGGTTGCAGTTCAAACCGGTCTCCGTACAGAAATTGCTGAGAAGTTCATGAATAATCTAAAAGATTTATTCACAGAATCTTACATTGAAGTACCAGAGTCTAAAGTCGACCTAGTTGACGATCTTGCTGCAGAAGTTGAAGAGTTAGAAGAAACTCTTAATAACCAAACAGCAAAAACCATCGCTATGGCAGAGGAACTCGAAGGTTATCAAAGGGAAGCGGTTATCCGTGAAGCTTCGAATGATCTAGCAGAAACTCAAATTGAAAAACTAAAATCTTTAACAGATAACATTGATTTTGACGACGTAGAACAATTCGCCGACAAAGTTAATACTGTTAAAGAATCATACTTTAAGAAAAGACAGATGACTAGTGAATTTGATATGGAATTAGAAGAAGATACAGATGATAATACTGTTGAAACTTCTGGATCAATGTCACAGTATCTAACTGCTCTTAAATCACAAATCAAAACTTAATAAGGGAGTCTTAAGGATGCAAACAAATACTGTATCTTACGATAGATTGATCGAAAAATGGGCCCCAGTACTCAATGAGGAATCTGCTGGCACAATACAAGATCATCACAAAAAAGCTGTTACAGCTGCTGTTCTTGAAAACCAAGAAATAGCATTAAAAGAAGAGGGTATGCTTCAAGAAGCTGCTCCAGCTAACGCTACTGGTAGTGTAGCAAACTGGAACCCTGTACTAATCGCACTGGTAAGACGTGCAATGCCAAACCTTATGGCATACGACGTTTGCGGTGTACAACCAATGACTGGTCCAACTGGACTTATCTTTGCGATGAAGTCAGTCTATAAAGATCCACAAGGTATTCATCCAGCTGGTCAAGCTAATAATACTGAAGCTTTATTTAACGAAGCTAATACGTTCTTCTCAGGCGACTCATCAACAACTGGTAACGGAGCAAAAGGTCCATCAGGTTTTGTTGGAGTAACAGACACCGGTTTTGCTGGTGAAAATACTGATCCATCAATTACTGACTCATCTTCTGCTACAGAACCAGTAAGAGGTACAGGTTATGCAACAGGTACTGCTGAAGCTTTAGGCGACGGTTCTGCACCAAATGCTCAGATTCCAGAAATGGGATTTACAATTGAAAAGGCAACAGTGACTGCCAGATCAAGAGCGTTAAAAGCAGAATACAGCCTTGAACTTGCTCAAGATTTAAAAGCTATTCACGGTTTAGACGCTGAGACAGAATTGGCAAATATATTGTCAACAGAAATCTTAGCTGAGATTAATCGTGAAGTTATTAGAACTATAAATCTTCAAGCAAAAATCGGTTGTAGACAAGCTGAAATCAAAGTAAACGGTCTATTCGACGTTCAGAACGATGCTGATGGTCGTTGGTCAGTTGAAAGATGGAAAGGTCTTGTATTTCAACTCGAAAGAGAAGCTAACGTAATTGCAAAAGAAACAAGACGTGGTAAAGGTAACTTTATAATCTGTTCTTCAGATGTTGCCTCCGCTCTTAATGCTGCTGGTATGTTAGACTATACACCTGCGATGTCAACTAATCTAAACGTTGATGACACTGGTAATACATTTGCTGGTACATTAAACGGAAGAATGAGAGTTTACATCGATCCATATGCGGTTGCTAACTATGTAAACGTAGGTTATAAGGGAACTAATCCATACGACGCTGGTATGTTCTATTGCCCATACGTTCCATTAACAATGGTACGTGCTGTTGGTGAGAACACATTCCAACCAAAAATTGGTTTTAAAACCAGATATGGAATGGCCTCAAACCCATTCGTAGGTTCAGCACCAGCAAATGGTCTTGCTAATGCAAGAACTAACCAGTACTACAGAATTTTTAGAGTAGACAACATACTTGATTCTGTATCTTAATAAAACTTAAATTAATAACTTTAGAGGGGCTTTATGCCCCTCTTTTTTTGTTTAAAGTTATATAAATAGTATTATGGCTACACTAACAAACAATTTAAATTACTTACAACCTACCTCGTATAAGTTAACGATAGATAGAGAAAACTATCCTAACTTAGAATACTTCGCACAGAGTGTTACGCATCCTGGTATGATTATGAATCCAGTTGAAATGCCATATAAACAATTATCTGGTATACCTTTTACCGGAGCAAAATTAACGTACAACGAATTATCTGCTAATTTGATTTTAGATGAAAATTTAAAATCGTATGATGAGATGTATTCTTGGATGCGTAGGTTATTAGAACAAGAAGAAGTACCCGCGATTAAAAGAAGTCATAAATTAAAGGTAGTTCCAACGTATGCAGATATTACTATTTCAATTTTATCTAGTCACAATAATAAGACTAAAGAAATTAAATATATAGATTGTATACCGA